AAGCCACCAGCTTCGTCAACATTTATGTATTTGGTAACACTAGAATCTGTGTAACTACTGCCGTCGCTTTTATTAATAAAATCTAACGCATTGCCATTAATTTCTTTAATTGTTATCCTGTCTCCTGTTATCAACTGGTCTAGGTCAAAATCAAAGCTGAATCGTTTTTCGGCTGTGTTTACGTCATTGCCGTTGATTTTGCCGACAAGCCTAGCGTCAAACTTGCGCTTCAGCTCAACTTTTCCAAACGTGCCAAGATAAACGCTCATTAGATGTTGACGAACTGTGGTGCTCCATGAGACTGGAACGTAATGTCAGCAGCTAAAACCTCGCCAACTGCCATTGTCATTGTAATGTTTGTTATGATTACACGCATTTCGATAAACAGTCCATTATCCGTTCCATCATCAACTTTCAGTCTTAGACTGGACCGATTTGTGCCGTCAGGGCCTTGTGCGAGCGTAGCGCCTTGGAAAAAATCTCCGCCGATCTCTCTTGCTTTAATTACTTTATTGATAAATGTACTTGCATTATTTGTACCTTTTATGCCTGGCGTTTCTTGATAGTAAAGCACACGGCAGCTGCCTGTGGTTGTACGACCATCAGCAATGAAGCGATCATCAGTTTCTGCAAGCGTCTTGATGCTCAACAGAGATACGGATGAACTGACTGACCAGTTCTGTACCTGAGCAATGGTGTTGCCATCAAGCAACAGGCTTCCATGTCTTCCGGTGTAGTAAGACATCAGAGCACACCAATCAGGTTCACTGTAACACTGCTGACTCCAGGACGCACCTGAACAACCTGTGGCGGATTCTCGTATCTGTATTTATTGCCTGAAGCTTTTGGCCCCAAGGCGCTTGGAGTACCTTCCCAGCCACCACGCGCAAAATCTCTGTCGCCAATGTCAAAGGTCTGAAAGCTGCCTTGAACCTCGTCGTAATGATCCAGAAATTGCTCTGCGACATCATCAAAGACATTTGCATACGTCAGCGACAGCTTCATATTGGTGCGGTTGCTGCCATACAGAATCCTCGTCTCAGCCCCATTCTGCGCCTTAAACGTCCTGACTGGATAGTCGCCAGACTCAAACGCTCGTGCAGTAGGAACAAGATCGGGGAAAGGCATTAGAAGATTCGGAAGCTATCAGACGTTACCAACGAGGCTAGCTCGCTTTTATCATCATCATCGCAGGGATGCTCCGATGCCACAATATCAACCGTGCCCTGCTCTGAGAAGGTCAGTTGTTCGACAACATAGATGTTTCTAGAAACGGTGTCGTTTTTAAGGCTAAATACAGAATCGTGGAATTTTGATTCCTGTACCCGCCCATTACTGACGCTCATTAGTCCATCTTCAACATCTTCAGAATCAGACCTAAAAAATGAAACTTGATATTGACCATCTGCCAAGTCGCTCACGCTAGTAACAACACCAGTGCTGCTGATCGTTCCATTGTTGGCGGGACTATAAGGGCTAGCCTCTGTGACAACTTTGATGTAAGACCCCGCAGCTATACTCAAGCCTTCAAGTGTTGTTGAAAAACTAATTGTATGAGTAACAAGCTTTCGCAAGGCAATAAAATACTTGGCGACCAGAACGGCATGATCCTCAGATGTGCAGAATTGCGTCAAATCAAACTGCTCTTGAGGCAGTAAGTCAACAGTTCTGTCGTCTGAAATTTCTCCTTTTAACGCAACCTCAACTGAACGCTCTTCAGGCAGCTTATTAGGCTGTTCATTTCTGTACCGGACAACAGCCTTGAACTGACGCCGTTCTTCCGAACGTAAATACTCAACCTTAAATGTATCTTCTAAGATATTGCCGGATGTAAACAACTGCTCAATTACGACCGGACCAGTGTTAATGTTTCCGCTCTTGGGGTTGTACGGAATAGCAGGCTTGAGCGCAAATTTACCATCAGACACAATAAAGTTGCACAAAAAGTCTGGCGCTAGATCCGTAATAAATTGCCTCAAATTTGTTCTGTCCGTTATTGGCCCATTAAAGTAAAGCTTCTGTTTTTTGATAAACCGCGTGGTTTCAATCATTTGATCTAAGTCAACCAGCGGAGCATTATCAGCCTTCATGCCAAGCAATCCACCTGCTCCAGCCATCTGGTCCGTCAGCAAATAAAAGACTAAATCGGTAAACAAATTGCTGGCACCAATTTCCTTTGAATCGCCATAGCACTGCTCACGATCTGGATGCAATCGTTTAACTCTGGTGCCCCTACCGATCCAGCAACGCAATTGATCTAATTGTGTAAAATTACGCGATGCTCGCAAAGACAATCCGGCCTGAGTTAAATTGAAAAAATTAGGAACTCTTTCGTTTTCAAGTATTTCGTTGACATATACAATTTCATGCTCGGGTGCATTGCTGTTTGACTTTTCAACAAGCTCTCTATAAAGACTTAAGTCAGAAAGCTGGGAAGTTGTCACAAACCCTTCTGCACCTCGCTCTACCGTTGGTGTTGTTATTACATTTATAGACCCTATTTTATATCTAAAACCAACATTTCCGTATTTGTTATGAAATGGATTGTTTACTGCACTTGGGGTCACAAGATGATCAAAAGTATCTCCAGCTTCCCAGTTGTTCGTAGTATCCGAATCTTGAACAACAGTCATTGTTGGGCGATTCCATCCCTTGCGCTGACCAGAGAAATTTTCGTTAAGATCTTGTACTGTAGATTGAAATTGAATCTTTATAGATTTTGCCCCTTTAGTAAAGGTTACCACTTCTGGGTTTGAAACGCTTCCAGCACTAAGATTCTCAGCGTTACCGAAAAGCTCGTAAAGATAACCTTGTGTGCGGCCACCTAAAACTTCAACTTCACTGACGTTTGTGATTTGCACATCACGGCCCGAAAAAGTTAGGTTTCCTCCTGAGGCAGTCGTTCCACCTGGGTTGTTTTGCCTGAATGGGTTGCTGTTTGGGTATTCACTGGGATCGCCTCCATAAACATTTGTTCCACCCAGTCCACGCTTAATCGTCACCACATCTCCTACAGCAAAACCACGCGAACTGCCAACCACATCTGCCGTGTTTGGCACCCAAGCAGTTCTCGCTCCATTAGCGTATGCGTAATGAGTTGAAGCTAATGCAATTTTTCTAAAAGTCCAATCAATAACAATCCATTTATTATTGTCAAAAAATTCCCGCGTTCTGATTGTAGGCGTACTATCTCCTACAGGCGTTTGAAAATACAAGCCATTATCGGCGCTACCTGCTATCGCATGTGAAAATGCTCCATTCTTACCAGGAGCAGATTTGTCGTCATCAGTGTCTAGGCTGCCGATATTCCTAATGCGCTGAATCGCTTCTACTTGCGTTCCAGAGTCAGGCTCAGGAAGTACCTGCCCTCTCTCAACAGAAGTTGGCTTATCTATATTTTTAGTCCCGATTATTGTTTGCTCACCCCTAAAAAACTCTTTGTTGCTAGTAATTAATAATTTTGGCACTTTTTTGCCCTTGTATGCAACTTTCATTTCTCCAAGACCAGGTAGCCTTACATTTTCTGTCCTTGAAGAATCTTCGCCGTCATACTCGTTATTTAATTCAGAAAATTCAAAATCATCAGCCAAAAGCCTCAGCTCCGATCCTGGCACTGCTACAAACTTAAATTCAAGCTCTTTTGGCGTTTTGTTTGACGATTGAATAATGCGTATTGAGTTGTATTGAGCAACAGGCTTGCTTCCTCTGATTGCAAAAAACTGAGGTAAAGGCGCAAATGTAAATCCTTTGCCTTCATCTTCTTGCCCAGCTTTTCTAACAAAAATTCTGAATACAGAAGACCTAGTAATTGAGCCAGTATATGTTGCATTATTAATAGAGACATTTTCTTTGCCAAAGTCCCTTATTTCTTCTGGAGAAGGCAAGCCACCAAAAGCGCAGAGGCCTTTTAAGGTTTGGAATACGCTGCTTTTAATGCCAAGCTCTATAACTGCTGCAGGGCGATTATTTCTAATCGTTGCAAAAGAAACTTTTGTGATCGGGAAAAAACTCTCGCCAACATTTCCGCCTTCACCTGGTTCAGGATTATCATCAATGTAATCTTTTCTATCGTCTTTATTGGGCTCAATAACAAGTTCTTTATTTACAAGCCCAATTTCAGGGTTGTCAACGCAAGTGCTTGTGTCAATGCACTCTAATGTAATGAATTGGCTTCTTTCATCTTTTCTTGTGTCATCTTGATCAACCGTTGTATCAGGCTCAAAACGTGATGCCGATCTTTTTGTCACTTTCCAAACAGTACCGCCAATGGAAAATAATTCACCAAGTTGCATTACTTCATCAGCGGCAAATTGCATGGATCGAACAGTGCTGTTAATGTCGTCCACAGCAGGGCCTTTGCCATCACCTTCGTTTTCTTCTGTATGTCTATACAAATCCTTGTCAATAGATGTTCTGGATATTAAAAATACTACTTTGTCCCCTTCTTCAACTGTTACAACTTTTTTCAGCTTGTTGCTATCCGTTTGGTCCTCGCTTCCATCCTTGCGCTTTAACTTAAATAAACCCATTCTTGGGCTGTAGTTTCTTCCCTTCCCTTCTGCTGATACTTCATTTTTTTCTACCACTGCTTTGCGCATTTTGGTTGAGTTGTATTCCACGCCTTCATCTCTGCCAAAATTTTGGTCACCAATGATTTTAATCCGTTCAGCTATCTGCTGACGCTGAGCATTTTTTTTTCCATCCTTAAAAACAGAAATAGCTTGATAATTTAAGCGGTAAGAATTTCCATTTGCGATCGCTCCATAAACACCAAACTCTGTATTATTTGCAGGCGAAAATGCGTGGCAAAAGCCTGTATCGTTGACAACAAGTCTGGTCGGACACAAAAATACTTCTTCATTCCCCTTAGGCCCATCAGGATCACCGCTAGCAAACGAACCTTTTGTGCCGTACCTCTTGTCATCTCCAACAATACGTTTACCGTCTTCTGTATCTTGCCTCCAATAAAAAGCAAACTGATCACTAAATATTTGGTCTAAAGCATTGTTGCCCAAGAAAATACCTTCTAAATCTGGCTTATCAATACCGCTATTTCCCGCATTGTTGACTAAGCCCTGCTCCCCAACCACAAATAACATCTTCGCCTGTTGATGCGCTCCATGGCTGAACATGCGCGACCACACCATTTTTGGTGTGACGAGCATTCCGCCAACGTTGTCAGAACTGTCGTATAGCCCAAATACAATCGGTATTGGTGAGGCATAATCAGCAATATCTGCCAACGTTTCAAAGCCCCTTGATGGCGTAAACCGTGTTGGCCCAGTAAAGCCTTCAAGATCAATAGAGCCGCCTTTCCGTGCCGCGCTAGGCATCTTAGGCTTAGGTGTCAGCAGGTAAGAAACACCAGTCAGCACAAGGCTGATGGCAAGATTAACAAGAATTGCAGTTGTCGAGATTTCGTTTTGTATGTTAGGGATATGGTCGTATTCAGCAGGCCTTAAACGTCCACGACGCCGTACCTCAGCAGCAAACTTCCGATAATCTTCCTCTGTTATCCCAATCGTTTGTATTAGCTGTTTCTCGTACGGAAGCAGTGGTACGTCGTAAACAGTCGGGCCGAAGACCACTGAATCTTTTCCGACATTCGATTGACGTACAAGATTCCCGCTTGCCATGTGATCGCAAATGCCCAGGATTGCTGTGGTAACAGCAGAATGTCCCCATCATACTCTGGCTTTTTGACTCGTACACCCCAGCGCATCAAGTCACGGCACACGTCCCATTTGCTTGCTTCGTACCAGGATTGCTTAAACGGTGGTGCTTTTATATCCAAGCGTTCCAACACCTCGTAGCACAGGTGGATGCAGTCGATATAGCCATCACTGCCGTCAGCACCAAACCGATACGGCATCCCAATTAAATCACTGCAGTCTGACATTGCTGCTGATTGGTAGGTTGCCGACAATCTTGCGGGTCAATGCACGCCGTGGAACGTCCGTTCCAACAGCGTCCAGCACTGAACTGAGTTCTAAATTTAAAGATACGTTATCCCATTGACCTCCTGTTACCTGACCAATGTATGTGTGAACGATGTTGTGATTTGCTGTAGGCCCACTGTCAGGGGTTGAGTCTTCGATGAGCAGCACGTCAACTTCAATCAAATGACGGGTTTCAATCGCTGTTACCGCCCAGCTACGAGTCAGATCATTGTTAGGAAATACAACGGTAGCTTCTAGGCCATCACCAGTGCGGTTGACGGTAACGCCAGAAAAGCCAAACGGGACAAAGATATATGCGCTTCCGTTGCCTAAAGGATCAGAAGTACGCTGCTCCCGACTTTTGTGCCTAATCTCTTTGCCTATAAAAAAGTTCTGGAAACGAAAGTTTTCTTGGCCTCTGCGTTTGATTCTGATTGCATGACCGAAAGCGTACTGGCTCACATTCCTAACCTCTTACGAGTGCTGCTGCTCATTTGCAGCCGCTTCAGTGTCTGCTGTTCACCTTGTTTAGCACCTTGATTGGCGGCTTGCTGCATACCTTGTTGGAATTGATCAGCAGTCACATAGTCAACGCTATTGATCCGTTCCACTGTATAGCGGACGTCGATTGGTGCGGCAACAGCAGTGCCACCGCCACCATCCATTACGCTGCCGCCACCACCATTCTCAGGAATAACTGATCCACCTCTTGCGCCGCGTGAGTAACGCGACATGCTTTCACGCATCTTGCTTTCAGGAATAATGTATTCGGGTTCACCGCCTTCACCAACAACAGCGCTAGTAGGACTGGAAACATAAGCACCGTCTGCCGCAAATAAATTGCCGCCGCCAAATGAT